CTTGGTGTAAGTTCAACGGCTATGGTCGGCGCGAGTGAAATTTCACTTAGCGACATTCTCAACCAACCCGGTCTAGCCGCAACTCAAATGATGGCTAACGCTCAGAGCAACATGGTTCCTATGGCTATTAGTGCCATTACCCTTAACGCAGGCGCGAAGATTTTCCGCAGAGTCATGAGACAGCCATTCAACAAAGCAAACGCCTTGATCAGGCCTCTAGCTCTTGGAGTGAGGTTGTGAGATTATGGCAACAAATACCGTTTGTGGGGTTCTAGTCTGTTCGGATGGGACAAATATCCCCCTAAAGGCAGAAATTGCCGAGGGGGGATCTAATACATCTCTGACAACCGACACAACTTACACCGTATCGGCTCAAGAAATAGGAGACTATGGTATGGGGAAAACGATTGTCAGAGGTCTAGTAACTTTCGATAATGGCGGAGCATTTGCATATGTTCTTAGGCAGGGCCTTGTGGCCTGTTTGGTGCCAATTGGATTGAAAGGAATTACATCAGATACTCCCGCTCTATGCGCGCCCTTTACACTACAAGCCGGAGATAAGCTCATCGTCCAAAATAATACGGCGGCTGACAGAGAAGGGGCACTTTCAGTATATACGGCCCAAGGTGTGTCTCGTATTTTCAGCGTCACCGCTTCTGGGGCTGCAACCAATGAGTTAGTGGATATACAAACTTCAAACAGTATCGGTGACACACTTCAAGGTCAAACAATCGTCAAGGCCTTCTTCACTTCTATTGATGGAGCTAAGATCGAAACACCGGGCGCAGTTGTTGTTGATGCACTTGGAAATGTCGTCGGTTCAGTTTCCGCTACCGACCCCGCTAAGTTTCAAGCAGGCTTCAACGATTGCCGAATTCCGGTGAACCTCAACTTCAAGGCTCAATACCTAACTAACGCCTAGGAGTGAGACAAATGCCAAAGATGACTAAGGCTCAAGCGCGAAAGAGGCTCCTTGAAGCCGCCTTTAAGTTTCAAAAAGTGTACATCGCATCAAACTTACAGGGTTCTGATAGTGTAGTGCATACCGCTGATATGGTAGCCGTTGAGAAAATCGTCGCTAAATGCATCAAGCGTTCTAAATGAAGTGATATGATATGCCGCTTCCAGCCGCTGAGACTAGAGAGGCCCGCGTCTATGCTTTACTAAAGGGAATGACGCTTGAGGATCTAACCGGACAACTCGAAGCAGGGGAGTATTTGCCGTCCGTTGGGAATCCTATAAGCGTTGAATCACTTAATGAGGATGAATTGAGAAGACTTGTCTTAGTGAAATTGGCCGTTGAAAGTGTTAGAGCTGAATGGAACGGGCTTTTGGGGTGATTAAATGCCTTTAACGACTTATTATCGTGATAAAAAAAAGGTATTTCGTGCTATACCGGGCGTAAATTATGCCCCGAATGGTATACACAGTCTCGTATTTTTGGACAAAAGTGTATACATTCCGTCCGGGTTGGCAAAGGATAGTCCAGTCAGTTTTGTCTTTGAGAAGGTGAAAAAATGAGTCCTTTACCTGATGCAGACCCTGACAAGAGAATATACGCCCTGTTGAAGAACGTTGATCTAGAAAATTTGTCCTTCTCTGATTTTCAAGGAGTCGCTGAGAAGGTCTATGCTGAACAGGGAGCTGAAGACACCCTTCGTAGGATCGTTCTGGTTAATCTCGCTAGGCTGGCGGTAGCCGGTGAATGGTCTGGATTGACTTCTTCAGGGGGTTCCAGTAGCACGTTCAGCGGCCCTGTCGAGTCGGCCATGTCAGCAGGGAATGATATGTGCCGCTTGGATTCCTGTTACCCAGCTCCTTCAAGAGATTCGACAACAACAAGTATGAGTACGAATAACCCTCAATACTACCCGTTTGTTTGTCCTGAGTCGGGAGATGTAGGGACAATATCAATCAGAAGCAACGGAACCGTTGCATCACAACAAATGCTAATTGGTTTTTACAAAAACACCGATGACGGATTGCCCGGAGCGCAAATAGGCGGGACAGCATCAATTGACCTGAGCGCATCAACAACGCCTACGGGATCCCCGGCGTCCACCGTGACATTAAGCAGAGGGACGACATATTGGGTAGGCTATGTGCAAGAAGAAGCCGGGTCAGGCGACCCGACTATGTGGTGTGCGACTGATGGGGTTTCCACTCCATGGAATTCTGCTATTTCTCAAGCGGCGAAAAATACTCTTAGAGAATCAACCAATTCTAACTCATTACCTTCAACAGCTCCTACTAGCGGGTATGCTATGCAGTTCAACCAGAAATTGATTATTGGTATGACAATAAGTTGAGTGATTCGATGACCAAACGCGCTCCTAAAGAGGTTTATGAATTTCGCATTTCGATGCAGGATAAAGAAAGGGAGCTGCTTGAACACTTGGTCTATGTTGAAGGAACAGCAAAGGCATTCAACCAATTCACCGAGCCTTTTGTTGAGATTTTGAAAGACAATACGGCTATGCTTCTGATCCTAACTACTCTAGCGGGTTATCTTGGTTGGGATTATATCGTTAATCCTGCCTTAACTAACATCGGTGAAACATTAGCAGATTGGCAAACTCAGTATAATGCCCACAAAGAAGAATTAGACCTGAAAGGCCAACAAGCAACTGCGGCAACTGAAACTATGCTGACCTCGCTACCCGGTGTAGGGCCATTACTAGGATTCTTGTTTAGGAGATGATCTAAGGTGCAAAAGATTCCACAACTTGACCAAAATACCCCTGCTTTGAGGCTCACTTTGCCTATCTTTTTGGCTTTCATTTTGGGTTATTTGGCCGGTTCGGGCGAATTGTCTCAATTCCTCTAGCTCTGTGCCTTGCTCAGTTATGACCGTTTGAAGCACGGCAATATTGCGTAAAAGGTCGTCATAAGATGGATCTTCACCCCTCTTATCAAAATACCATTCGATAGCATCAGAAACTTTGCGAGATTTCCCCCCCATTCTTCTTGGGTATTTGATACCCTCAACTAATTCCGCAGCTCTCGGAGTTAGTCTGAATGAGTGAGTGGCCCCGGTGCTTCTTCTCTCTTTCATTTCAAACCACCCGCCGCATTTGAAAGGTCGGTGACATCGAGGTCTTCAATCCATTCGACCCCACAAGCCGAACAGGAAAAATGCATTTCATGCCATTCTCCTGAAGCGTCTAAATGCACAATCAAATCAAATAAGCTGAGTGTGTATTGCATTCCGCAGTCTGGACATGACACAACTTCACTTTTCATAGGACAACCAACACCGAAGGAAAATTAGCACCTGTACCGGTACCGTGCTTCATACGACCGTTGATCATAAGGAAATGCGCTCCAGCTTCATGAAGTAGTCTATACCATTCGGTTGAAGAATCGTGCTTCAGAAGCATGACCACTCTGATCCCATAGTTTGATTCTCTAATTGCTTTCTGCACCCAAGGCTTTGGGTTTGAGTATGGGGGATTGACGAAGGTTGGATCGTGCCAGTCTGCAATAAGCCCGTCAAACTCTGGTCTAGTCTCTAAACTGTGCAGCTCACAAGGATCAAACCAGTCATTGAAGATCTGCAATAGCCAGGCGTCGGTTGCGTAATCATCACTCATAATTCACCTCAATCAATGTGTAGGTTCGGCTCCTACAATCTAAACTATTAGGACAAGTTTTGCCCCACAACCCTATCGGGTTGAAGTGGTGTTTATAGCCGCAGGAATTACAACGCCACAATTCTTTGCGGTTGGTCATCAATACTCACCACATTCACATTTACAATGAAGCGCATGGCCGTCCACAATAGTCCAACAGGCTCTAAGACATTCGCACCGTCCCGACCAATCCATCAATACCACTCCGGATCCTCTAGATCTTGCTGATGCAGTCTAACAGCTCTATCATTATGCAAATCATCAACCTTTGCTTCAAGTTCTCTGACTTTATCAGGTAGATCCATCAATATTTGAAGAACTAATTGCTGAGATTTGCAGAGTTCGTAAAGTTGTTCATTCGTTGGCGCGGCTTCTGGGGGTGTAGTGTCGTCTAACTCCTTCATAATATACCCGAATGAGTGACTGAATATAATATTACCGCTACTTTGTAATAAATTTCATTCACTTTCATTCACTTTTAATCACTTTCACTATTACAGCCACGCTATACCTGTTCAAGTCTCCCGTTGGCGACAGTCTAAGAAGATGCCGGGTCAGGGGGGGAAAATCCCCCCTTCCCCGGTTGGTTGATAGACCGTAGGCGGTTGGGTGGTGGTTACATGTCGCCCGAATTGCTCCTTTTGACCGCCCTTTCAGCTCTAAACTTACTTCTTTTGATACTGGTTGCTTATCTTGGTGGAAAATCCGTTGAAATTGCCATTGAGGAATTGGATGGAAGGCTCGCCGAAGCTCTTCAAAGCCTCGTAAATGAGTTCACTCAAGGCGGATTTGAGGGGTTCGAACCCCCTAATCCTATTCAGATTGCGATTAGTCAATTAATAGCGGGTTGGGCCGATCAACAGAAACAAATTATCCCCGCTAATGTAACCACAAGAGATGATAAAGGCCAATTTAAGACGGACAAGGTTGATTAGCGAGTTTGTGCGGTTTTGTTCTTATGCCGCGACGCCGAAAGACCTCAAAACGCCGAAGAAAACCAGCATTCAGCCTATACAATGCCGCTATATCTTATCTGAACCTCTCAATCCTAACTGAGGGGATAATGGGAACTAATCCCATTAGCGTTGTGACCGGAGCTGGCGATTTAGGTTACAAGACAGTCGGCGACAGCCGTCTTGGTGTAAGTTCAACGGCTATGGTCGGCGCGAGTGAAATTTCACTTAGCGACATTCTCAACCAACCCGGTCTAGCCGCAACTCAAATGATGGCTAACGCTCAGAGCAACATGGTTCC